AATAACCCTGTATTCTATCAATAGACAGAGTTCCGTGTGAGTAAATATTACTTGAAGTAATCTCGCTTCGGACAATTAGTGTTCCGCTTGAATCGATATTGCCAGAAACATATAGATCTCCACGACAAATGATACTACTTGAGGAGATTTGTCCAGCCGCACTTAGGTATCCCCCTAAGACTATACCGCCATTAATACTTATGCTTCCGGTCGAATTAAGGACAAGCGTTTCCACTCCTGCAGCACTATACAATTTAAATACAAAATCCGAACCATCTTTACCCATCTTCAATCGTAAGGTCGTAGTTCCTTCGGTCATTTTAATTAATGGCCCATCAATAACTGTCTCGCCGTTCTCCGATTGGATACTGCAATATTCCGTATAGAGCCTTCTCACATTGTCGTGATCCAGATTATTCATTAGCCAGTTTAGCGTTTTATTCAGTTTTGCTAATTCATCCTCTTTGCCATCCGTGAGAGAAAAACTAAACTCCGGCACATTATCACCTTCTTTTTATTCGGATATTTTTTTGCAAATAATGAATAGTTGCCTGACCGGTTCCTGCCAGCCTTAACCGATACCAATCGGTATTTTGCAGCTGATTGTACGGTACTTGAATTCGCGTGTTTTGGGGATTTGTCGAACCCGTAATAGTAGTTAGGCTGGTAAATGTTGTGCTGTCGTTGTTACTTGCATTTGTGCTGTATCCCACATCAAAACTTGTACTACCAGTAGAAATATCAGCCAAAAGGTACACATCAGTTAATATTTTTTTTCCATCCAAAACTTGCTCAGTAAAGGGTTTGGAAATTAGTTCCCATGAGATAGGTGTTGTACTATCTGCGGTTACAGATTCATTTCGCATATTCCATGTAATGCCTGCCGAATCAACCCCATAAAGCGTGTTGCCTATGGTTACAAAATCAACTATACTTCCGGTTTCTACATACCACTTATTTATCCTCGTATCAAACTTTAAGATGAGATTATTACTTGTTGCAGTTGAACCATAAGGAATGGCCATATAAAGAAAATCGCCGATGCTGCCACCCGCGATCTTTGTCTTATATGTGAAATTAATATTTTTGATATACTCCTGTACTGCATCGGATATTTTTACTGGTCGCCCTCCACCATATTGATAAATTCCGTCGTACCACATCCAATATAGATGATTGTTAGCCTTTGTAATTGATCGATTACTAATACAGCCAACCTCACCTTCTACATCAACTAAGGAATAGTTTAGGGGTCCGGTTCCATACAGTTCATGCATCGAATGTTCAGTAAATGCAATAACGTGATCTGCATATTCACACATCCCAGTGATTACGCCTTTTGCCTGTGTAATATCTATGGTCCCGGCATCGTTTGCCGTTGTCCAATCCGACGTTTTTTGTAAAGCACAGTATTTAATGTCATTATCTCTGGCAGCGTAAATTCGTCCCTTATGAACTGTAAAAATACTTGTTAATGGTGTATTAGTATCGCCCAAATTTAATGCCGTGCTTGTGCCATTCCAAATCTTCTTTTGTGTCGAATTCATCAGGATTGAATACCTGTTAGTCCCTGTAGCAAATTCTCCTATTTCTGCTAAAACAGTAGATGTTAATGCTGTTGTCAGATTCACATAGGCAGTAGTCGCCGGATTCCAATACTTCCACGTATTACCGTCAACAACGTGCAAATACTCATTATTTCTCTGCCCAATAGCATTAACATTAGTCGTTAAAAAGGCTGTGGCATAGGTACTTCTCCCAGGTCGGACAGAGGCGGCAGGATAGTCCCTTGAATCCATATTGCGCGAGTAAGTAGTCTCATTGTCAGCGATTTCAAAGGACGGTAAACCTACATTCTCACCTCCCCCAAACGCATTCTGAACTACCTTTGACTGTGTCCTGACAGGTTGCCAATATGCCATTAACCTTGCCACCAACTTTCGCTACGACGATAAGTATTACGCGGTTTCTTAAACTTCTTCTTATGGTAATCAGTTTTTATTTTTTTCATAAGCGCATCTTCTTCTCGTTGATAGTTGTTTGCCAATTCTACATCGGGAGAATTGCCAGACTGGGCGATAACCTTCATGCAACGAAATTTAAGGATGTCTTGATATTCAGAATTTATGCCAGGAACTGTTGTCAAAGTATTTGTGCTTAATGCAACAGGTGAAGGTTCATAGGATACTTTGACATTGTATCCGCTTCCTGTATCAGAACTAGGCACAGGATAGATGCCAAGGCTGCCAAGTGCATCATAATAGGCATTGCTACCAAATTCATCATCTGGTCCTGCGTATTTATACGTTGTATAACCCTCTGTTCCATCAATGGTGGTTGAGTTAGACACTAACACAGATTTAATCATGTCAATACGCATATCGGATGCCATGGCATATATTGACTGTCCTGCTATTGTGTCAAATTCATACAACTCTTCTTCGGACATGTAACGCCAGATTTCATTTTGTAGATCGTTTATCCATGATATTTTTTGTGTATTTGTGTAAGTATTTGGTAATCTTGCATCAATGTCGTCGATCAACTCTTGGAGCGAAGGCATGGCAATTCCTCCTTGTACGCCTTATTATTAGAAATCTTTGAGATAACAGAATCGTGTACACCATATGCCTCTGCAATATCCTTTTGCTTTTCTTTTCTACTTAATCTTTCTTTGATATCTAATACATCTTCGTGTGATAATTTTGAGTGGATGGACTTGGAACCAGATTGAGTCATTGAAGACTTCCTCTTAGCCTCTTCACTTTTAGGTATTCCCCTTAATTTGCTTGCCGATTTTTCTATAGATTCTGCAGCCCTTTTTTTACCCTTTTGGGATCTTGACATTTTTAATCGAGTTTCATTAGAGATGTTTTTGTGTCCCACGCTCATCAACTCAAGAGATTCTTTAGAATGCTTCCTGTTTTTCATTGACTTTTCAGCATTAACAGCAATATTGTAACCCTTGCTTGGATTGTTTAAATCGTAATAATCAATATAATATTGTTCTCTTTCGTATCTTTGTTCTGGTTTGATATTTTCTTCAACAGAAATAAAATCAAAACTGTCAAGACCATATAGATTCCAATCGTATTGTAATCTTGAGTTGTTATGTCTGTTAAGTTTTAAGTCGCTTTTATGTTGTATAATTCTTATTTTAAATTTTTTCGTTGAGCCAACATAAATCTTATTGTTTAGTTTATTTTTTATAAGATAAACAATATAACCCTCTTGCATTGGCACCTTAAACGCATTTTTAGCGCATTTTACAGAACAATGTTTAGCCTTACCATACTTTCTTGTATTAAAATTCTGTCCACAAACTAGACAAACTCTTGTTTCATGAACTGCAATCTTCCCTTTGCAAACACGAGAACAATATTTACTTTTATTGTGATGAGTTTGGTATTCCTTATCACAAACAACGCATCTTCTATCCAATAACACGCACAGCACATCCCTTCATGTATATTTTACCATAGGACGTGCATTATGTACATACTATTGCTTTAACTGTTGCAGAGTTGGCAAAGAAATTACCTCCTTTCTGGGAATAAGAAAAAAGAGGGGTTAGCCTCTCTTGTTGTGTTTAATACGTTCCAGTTAACTCATATTGATTTAATGCGTTTTCTCTTGCACTTGCAGCTTCTTCGATAGTATTAAACGTGCCTAGATGCTTATTTCTTTTCTTTCTCGTCAAGTACGCCCTGAACTTACCGTTCAAAGGAGCGACACCTTTGTAGCCAGTTGTGTTGTCTTTGTGCATCCCTCTGTTTGCCTCTTGGGTAAAATAATCGGACCACCTACAATTAGATGGTCCATAAGGTTCGGTTGATTTAATTCGGTCTATGGTTAACTCATCAGAATAACCGTTTACTAAAGCCCATTCAAGAAAAGATTCAAAACTTTCTCGCCATTCATCGCAAACTGTTACTCCTTTTCCTCCATATCTTTCGTAACCTGATTTTGACGGTTTATAACAACGATAAATCATGCCTTTCCAGATTCGGTATAATCTTGGGTGCTCTTTGCTCTTCCTGTTTTGTTTCTTGTTTTTACATCCGCAACTTTTGTTTGCGCCCCTTTTTTCTTTGTCAATAAGACGACAAGTGCTGAGGATAATTTCGTTTCCACAATCACACCTGCATAGCCATGAATTGCCACGCCAATGCTTATTGTTAGATTTAAGTACAGTCAAATGGTTAAATACCCTCCCGGTTAAATCTTCAATATTCAACTTAACGCCTCCATAAACAAAAGACCCATGCTTTTTAGCGTGAGTCTTTTGTTTGATAAATGATGAAACTACTGAACAGTTTGGGTCTACTACGAACTAAACTATTGCCCCAGCCGAATCTTTCCAGTTCACTCCATCCCACCATATCGGTTTCCCTAATGTAGTATCAAAGTAAGGTAAACCCACACTTTTCACAGTAGGGCGTAAAGCGGTAACCCCTACCCTAGAAACTCCACCTATACCACTACCAGCATCGAACCACGAACCAAAATAACTATCAATCAGACTATTTAAAATTGGTGATTCCGGTTCATACCCAGAATCGTAACTTACCGATAAATCTAAAACTAATACCTTTTGAAGTTGCATTACTTTACCATTGGCCGTAGCTGAATCCGCGTAAGTTTGAACAAATTGAATGTAAACATTTTCTGGGAACGTATTAGGAATAGTTAAGATTTGAGATACATCATACCATTTATTCAGTTCAGGATTCACCTTAACAGTCATTAGGTGAGTAACAGTTAACGTGGGGTTCGTGGCCCATATTTCTATTTTTTTACATAAGGCATTTGTTACCCGTACTTTAGCTTTAACGAATACTTTTTTACCCACGGCTGTAGCTATTGAAGATACTTGATAAACCCTAGCGGATGCTGCTGTCCCTGTAGCCGTAACACTTAGAGTATTATCAAGGGCGGCAAGAGTTGAAGCAACGTTTCCCCATTGTGTAGCATTTACAAAATTTCCATTAACAATCTTATTTGCCAGAACTAATCCGTCCCGAACAATATCCCCACTTGTTTTGTATGCCCCG